AAAAATGGCGATAACTCTTGACGCTACTGTTGGCGGTGCAAATGCCAATACTTACATTACACTTGATGATGCAAACGCTATCATCGAAGGATTTGTTCTGAGTGATGACAATGCCGCTTGGGATAATTCAACTACTGATAATAAAAACAGGGCATTATTTACCGCAGCCCAAAGAATAGATAGAGAAAAATTTTTGGGGGCAAGGGTAGCTGATACACAGGCTCTTGAATGGCCGAGATCAGGAGTAAAGAAACCTGACACATATACAAACCTTTATGGCTTAAGTTTTCCAAATAGATTAGTTGCTGATTATTATACCGATACAGAGATTCCAGATAGAGTAAAAAAGGCTCAAGTAATTTTGGCTGTTTATTTGAATAATAATAGAAATGGTTTAGAGCTTAGTGGGTTGGAAGATTTTGCAAATGTAAGTATTGGAAGTTTAAATGTAACCCCTAGATTTTTTGGGGCTGTTGGTATTGATCGCATACCGCCAATAGTTGATCATTACCTGATGGGTATTAGAATAGGCGGTAGAGCAAACTTATCAATCAAGAGGTCTTAAATGTACGGCTACGATTACCCAGCAGCAATAATCATTACTAATACTGCCACTCATACAGGCAGATTTGGTAAGGTTCATGCTTTAAAAGATTCAGAAGCTACTTTTGTAGCTGAAAACATTACGGAAAATGGATCTGCAACGATTAATGGTATCGAAATGAAAGCCTCGACTGAAGTTTGTGGTGTAATAACAAGTATTACGCTTGCAAGTGGACAAGTTATTGCATATAGATTATGAGTCTTGCTAACGCACTAAAGAAAGCGGCTAGTGCTTCATTGAAAAAGCTTGGCGGTGATGTAACCATAAGGCAAGTAACGGCTGGAAGTTATAACACAACAACAGGAGCTATAACCGAATCATTATCTGATACAACAATTAAAGGTGCATTAAGTAATGTTTCAAAGAATCAGGTAAACGATTTAATTGAATCTCAGGATAAGTTACTGACAATATCTGCTGGGGATCTTACATTTGTTCCTACTACAAAAGATAGGGTGGTTATTAGTAGTGTTGAATTTAAAATTATTCAAGTTATTACGAATGAGCAAAATAATACACCAATTAGTTTTGAATTGATCTTGAGGTAAACATGGCAAGAGAAATAAAACTTACAGAAATAAATGATTTTTTTGAAGAGGATGTTGTTGACCTTGTAGCTGCTACGACTTTGGAGTGGACAGCAAGAGTAAAAAAAGCAACACCTGTTTTTTCTTTAGATAATTATTCTAATTTAGATTCCATTCCAAACTTTTTTACGCTGCCAAACGGTCAAGTAGTACCCTTTAGAAAAGCTTTACTTGATCGTGGAACTGGCGGAGAGCTTCGTGAGGCTTGGCAGACAGAAATTAAAAAATTTAGAGGAACAATTATAAATAATAAACCTTATGCAGAACCAGTTTGTTATGGCACTAATTTACCACCATCTTGGGGAGGCAGATACAGGACAAGACAAAATACACAGGCTGGATTTCCTGAGTTGATTGCAAAAGAGCTTGAAAGTTGGATGAAAGGTCAATTCGGTAAATAATTATGGCTGCAATAGATTTAAACACAGTTAGATCCACCATAGAGGCAAGATTAGCCACAGAACTAGCTTCAAGCCCTGCAATCTCTGTAGTGTTTAGTAATATGGCATTTGACAGTACTACAGAAGATACTTTTGTTCAATGTGTAGTAAGTTTTGGAGGGTCTGAAATATTAAGTCAAGGAAGTACTGGAACTTTTAATAATGTTGTTGGTTTAGTTTTAATAAATGTATTCACAGAAGAAGGTCTTGGGGCTGGCTCTAACTTTACGATTTGCAAACGGATAAGAGACTTATACAATAGGGTGACTGTTTCTAATGTTATTTTTGATGCACCTGTTGGCCCTGAGATTTTAACATCAAGTCCAGAAGGTAAATTTCAAACACAAATTAGAATCACTTTTAATATTTATGAGGACTTGTAAAAATGGAATTTACTGAACAGATGCTTGATGCAATCGAAGCTGTAAAAGGCAGAAGAGATCCTAAGTATTGGGATCCACAATGTCGTAGATATTACCAAGAACAGATTGTTGCAAAAAAAGATGTAAAAAAAGCTGAAAAAGGTTAATATATTTATAAATCTTTCTGGCTGCTGTAAAAGGTGATGTTGGACAGGTCAAATTTGATGACGGTGGTTCTTCAGTAAACCCTGTACTTGGTACAAGATCATGGTCAATGTCTATCACCAAAGATACACAAGAAACAACTGTGCAAGGTGATACCTTTAAATCTTTTGTTGGTGGACTTATTGAGGGTGAGGGTTCTGCTGAGTTAGTTTATGACGCTGCGGCATCTGGTGAAACAGCAACATTTATGGATGCTGTACTAACTACTGGTGATACTGCAACAGCATCATTTGAACTTTTCCCCGATAGTGCAAGTGGAACAAAAAAAATTAGCTTTTCTGGTCTTGTCACAAACTTTGATCAAACTTCCTCAATAGGTGATGTAAACACTATTAGCATCACATTTAAACCATCTGGCACTATTACATCAGCTATCTAATTAATTTATGGCAACTGAAAGAACAGCAGACATTCTCATCAATGCGTTTAAAGATGAAATGACCACTAGACGCAAATATGAATTGAAAGATTCTAATGATAAAGTTTTATCTGTATTATATTTCCCACCAATTACCAGATTTGATAGAAAAAAGGCACAACAATTAGCTGGAAGTGATGAAGGTTTAGTTGTTTCAACACAGCTTTTATGTCAGACAGCACAAAAAGAAGATGGCTCACTTGCATTTGATATGTCAGATGCACCTATCTTACAAAGATCATTACCAGAAAAAGTATTAAATGAATTAGAGCTTTTTATGATGGA